CCGAGGACGACTACCACGCCGATCCCGCGCTGGGCTCGACCGACGTCAAGCGTTTGCTTGCGTCCGGCGCCGACTATTGGTGGCTCTCGTCACTCAACCCGAACCAGCCGGAACACCGGTCGTCGCCGGCATTAGAGTTCGGCCGGGCACTCCATAAGCATGTGCTCGAGGGCCGCCAGGCATTCGCCTCGCGCTATGTGCGCCGGCCCGATGATCTCGTGCGCCTCGACGCCAAGGCCAAGGCCACGCTCTGCCCGAACGGCGAGACGGCGCTCGACGGCGACGACTATGACCGCATCATTGTCTCGGCCGCGCTGATCGCACAGAACCCGGATCTCGCGGCGGCGTTCGAAGGCGGGATGCCCGAAGTGAGCATGTTCTGGGACCACGACGGCATCCATTGCAAACTGCGCTTCGATTACCTCAAGGTCCGCGGGATCGGAGACCTCAAGTCCATCCGCAACTATATGGGCCGGCCGTTTCGCGAAGCCTGCATGCGCGCCATCGTCGATTATCGATATGATGTTCAGGCCGCACATTATCTCGAGGGCCGGGGCCACCTCGCCGGCTTCGTCGCCGACGGCCTGGTGTTTGGCGATCACGATCCGAACTGGCTCAAGCGCGTCGCCTCCGCGGAGGCCTTCGCCTTTCAGTGGGTATTTTTTCAGGCTGAGAATGCACCGATCACCTGGTCGTGCTCGCTCTCGCCAGGCAATCCCATTCTCAGTATCGCCGAGCGCGATCGCGCCAAGGGGTTCGAAACCTACCGTGAATTCCGCGACGCATTCCCCGCCGACGAAATGTGGCTGCTGAAAGAGCCCGTCACCGAACTTGATATCAACGACATGCCGAGGTGGTTCTCATGACAAAATTCGAAATCATCGACGAAGACACTGGCGAGATCACTGCCGCTCCAATGATCGTCGCCGAAACAGGCATGGTGACCGCGCTGACTCGTGCCGAGCTCGATACGCAGATCGCAACGGCGAGAGCGTATCCGCGATCGATCACGCATGTGCGGGACGAAATCTTGTCGCTCGCTACGCTCGATGAACAGACGGCAGCCGAGTGCATGTATGCCCTTCCTCGCGCCGGCAAGCCGATCCGGGGCGGATCTATTCGCCTCGCCGAAATTTGCCATCAGACGTATGGCAATTGCCGGGCCGAGGCGCGCGTCGTTGCGATCGATCGCCAGAATAAGGTGATCATTGCCGAAGCCACGTTCCACGATTTGCAGAGGAACTCGGCGATCCGCACGACCGAACAGCGCCGGATCGCAGATAAGAGGGGCCGGCTTTTCAATGACGATATGATCGTTATGACGGGCAAAGCTGCCTGCGCGATCGCGAAGCGCAATGCCATTTTTGCCGGCATTCCGAAAGGGCTTTGGCGCGCAGCTCTTGAAGCGGCCGAGCGCGTCGTTGCCGGCGATATCAAGACACTCGCGACTCGCCGAGACGGCGCGGTCAAGGCATTTGCGGTCTTCGGCGTCAAACCGGAGCAGATTTTTGCCGCGCTCGGTGTCGAGGGCCTCGACGATATTACGCTGGAACACATCCCAACGCTGCTAGGGATGCATTCGGCAATCAAGAGCGGCGAGGAGACGGTCGAGACTATGTTCGACCCGCGGCGCACCGGATCGGCCGCGTTCGATGCCGTGCAGAACCCATTGAAGGACGATGCCGCGCCCGAACAAACCGGCAGAGAGAATGAGGCGACAGGTGGCAAGCAGCCGAATGGAGGAAGTGAATGAGCGAGACGCCGCGGCACGACCGGCAGGATCAGCAGGACTACGAGCAGCTGCTGATCGGGTTACTGGATCGCGCCCATAATGCGCTCGAGCAATTGCGCGACCGCATCGATTACGCAGACCTCGCTGCAGACCGCGCCGACCAGGCGATAGGAGAATTGTCTCGTGCGCTCGCGGATCGGAATGCGCTGGAGGAGTAAAGATGCCGGCGAAAAACAGCAAGGCCGACCCCGGCGAGCTCGATGCCTACAGCATCCCGGAGTTCTGCCGGCGCCATCAGATCAGCGTGGGGCATTTCTACAACATGCAGCGCGATGGAATCGCGCCGCAGACCATGCTCGTCGGCGAGAAGCGGACGCTGATCTCGAAGGAAGCGGCGGCCCGGTGGCGCAAGGATCGCGAGCGAGTTGCAGGAGTTCAAAAGGGAGGAAGTGAAAGATGACTAATACCGCACTAGCAGACGAGCCACGGCGACGCGGACGAATGTCGGCAAAGGTAGTTAAGCTCGAAACCGCCGCGGCAGGATCGGCCAGACAATTGGTCATCCAACCGCCGAAGATGCAGACGGTAAAACTGCGCATCAACGGCACGGCACCTTATGTGCAGCACGCCTTCTCGCAGAAGGCACGCAATACGATGATCGAGACCCAGATGCTCGGCGAGCAGTCGCGCAAGGGACGCAAGCGCGATCCGAAGAACTTCGATGCGGTCTATGAAGGCGCGATGCACAAGTCGGTACAGGGCTGGTGGGGAATTCCGGCGCCAGCGTTCCGCAATGCTATGATCTCTGCTTGCCGCATGTCCGGCTTCAAGATGACGATCGGCAAGCTCTCTATCTTCGTCGTCGCCGATGGCTTCGATGCAATCGACGGCACACCGCTGGTGAAAATCACCAAGGGCGCGCCTGTCAGGCATATCGCTCCAGCTCGCAATGCCGGCGGAACGACCGACATTCGTTGTCGGCCAATGTGGCGCGAGGGATGGGAAGCGACCGTAACCGTTCGTTTCGATCTCGATCAGTTCTCGATCGCCGACGTCGTCAACCTATTCAGCCGTGCCGGCATGCAGGTCGGTGTCGGCGAGGGCCGGCCGGATTCGCCAAAGTCGGCCGGGCTCGGATGGGGGCTTTGGGAAATTGCGAAGTAACGACGGGGCAAGGCACGGCCTGGCTGGGCAAGGCATGGCGAGGCGCGGCAGGCGTGGCACGGCATGTCATGGCTCGGCATGTCAAGGCGCGGCGTGGCTCGGCACGGCGAGGCGAGGCAGGCGCGGCAGGGCTTGGCGCGGCACGGCTCGGCTGGGTGAGGCAGGCCTGGCAAGGCATGGCCCGGCAAGGCAGGGCGAGGCAAGGCGGGGCAAGGCAGGGCAGGCATGGCGTGGCTCGGTGCGGCGGGGCGTGGCTTGGCAAGGCAAGGCGGGGCACGGCAGGCTCGGCTTGGCGTGGCACGGCACGGCGTGGCAGGGCGCGGCTGGGCGCGGCTTGGCACGGAGCGGCAGGCAGGGCGGGGCAGGCGCGGCGTGGCGCGGCACGGCGCGGCTTGGCAAGGCAAGGCATGGCGAGGCGTGGCAGGCACGGTTATTTGCAACGGGAGGAAACCGATGGCGATCAAAGACGAGCTAGAGGCGATCAAACAGGCGGACAAAGGAGGGCTTTTGCACGCGCACGCAGTTATCAGTTACGCGCGCACTCATACCAAATCCGAACTGCATGGCGTGTTCGAATGGGACGATAACAAGGCCGCGGAGGAGTATCGCCTATTTCAAGCGCGGCATGTCATCCAGTATTACTTCGTTTCTGAGGAAGGAACGCCGCAGCTCGTTTCGCTGACCGTCGATCGCAGCAAGGGCGGCGGATATCGCGCGATCAATGACGTTGTGACCAACGAGCGTCTGGGCAAGGTCATGCTACAGGATGCGCTTGCGGAGCTTCGACGCGCACAGGTCAAATTCCAGCGTGTTAAAGAACTCATGCCGGTGTGGAGAGCGATTGATCGCGTGAGCAAGCTATATCCACCGGAATCCGCTCAAGAGGGGCCGCCGCCTAAGCGGCCCCGCAAGGCGGCGTAGCGATCAGGCTTTGCGCTTGCGCTTCATGGGCACGACGTTGCTCGTGCCTTCCATCGCTTCGAGCGCCGCGCGCACGAGGTTGTCGCCATGCTTCGTGATGTGTTTCGCGTAGTTCCGGTCGATGATCGCCGACGACGTGTCGTGATTGGCGGCGACGAGGCGGATCGGCACGTTGAGCAGCAACTGGCGCACGATCGAGGAGTGGCGAAGCGCGGTGAGCGTGATGCGCTTAGGGTCGAGGCCGCAACGCCGGGCGATCTCGCGGAACGGACGTATCTGAAAGCTGTCTTTCCACTCGGTGCCGTCCGAGCGCAGGAGGAGTTTCTCCTCGCCCGCGCGGCCGGCAGCTTCCTTGCGCAGCCGTTCGGCGAGCGCCGTCGTGATCGGCACGTAGGTCGGCTTTTTCTTATCGCGGGTCGTGACCTTCCCCTTCCTCGTCGGTGGCACGCCGAGGCGGTCGGTCAGCAGATCGCCGGCCGTGATGCCAGCGAGTTGCGAGAAGCGCGCGCCGGTCACGGCCGCGGTTTCGACCAGCACGCCGAACTTTCGATCGTGCGCGTATGCGGCATCGATCAGCTCGCGGACCGTGTCATCGTCGAGAATCACATCGCGTGCTTTGCTTGCCCCCGCCACGGTCTTCAGCCCGACCTTCCAGGCGCGATTGCTGGTGATGCGCGGGTCCAGTTGCATCGCCAACTCGCACGCCGCTTTGATGCATTGCATTACCCGATTGACTGTTGCCGGCGTGATGTCCTTCTCGACGAGCGCCTTGCGGAAAGCGAGGAGCTCGGTCGAGTTCAAGCTCATGACCGACTTCGCCATCAACACTGGCGGGAGATGTCGGCGCGCCCGGCTTGCGTTCTTCGGACAGCCGCCGCGGGCGTTGAGGTCATCGCGATAGGCATCGAGCGCATCGGCGAGCGTTGCCGGTCGGCCCGTCGGCGCAGACTCCCCGCCGCCGTTTGCCCGCTGCCGCGCGACGTTGCGGGCCTGGTCGAGCGCCTCGTAGTAGCCGAGCACGTCACGGCCGTTCGCGGCCTCATAGTCGTCGGCCTTGCCGATTGCTTTGACCCACTGCTCGCGCCCACTGGTCCCGCGGACGGACCAGGTGCCGGGGCCCATGACATTGCGCCGATAGCCGAGCGCGACGCCTCGATCGATTGGCATCCAATAGGGCTTCCCCTGCGGCTCCTTCTTGAGGCGGGCGGTCGCGGTCTCGAAACCGCTGTTGCGAATTTTGGGCATGTGACGGGCTCCAGGTTACGCAGCACACCGAACGGCGTGTCCATACGTTTGTCCATAACAGCGGATAAAAGAACATTGAAGGCCATTGTAGCGTATTTTACGGAAACCCGCATGGCGCAAGGACAACTCGCACTACAATATCATAAAATAGATATCAGAGTCATGCACGAAAGTGCCGTTGCGCGGCACCAACCGCGCAGAAAATGCATAGCAATTTCAAAGACCTACCTTCGGCATGTCCATATTTTGTCCATATCGCGCGGGGCCGCCCGCAAATGGCGGACTTACGACGATTGGAAAACGACCGACCCGATGGATGCCGAATGGTGCCGCTGCGGGCGCCACGCCACCGACTGCATGATGGATGAGACCGGGGCTTGCCCGGAAGAAGGCGAACCGCCCGAGGAGGGCCCGCCCTGCCCTCACCGTTGGCGCAGGATGCGCCCGCCACCCAATGCCGCGGCTACCCTAGCGGACCGGCCCGCCCCGTTACCGCCGCCCGTTATTCTCGCGATAGACCTTGCGCAGCATTTTGATCGGATCGAAGCCGATCGCCTTCGCCAACCGATAGAACTCGACGATGTCGATCCGGTGCTGTCCCATTTCGAGCTTGGATACCCAGGAGGACTGCGAGACCTTGAGCCGCTTGGCGACGTCGGTCTGCGACAGGCCGCGACGCAGTCGCTCCTCCTTGATCGCCTTCACAAACGCTCGATACTGCCGGGTGTAAATCGTACGCACCTCCGCACGATAAGCTTGGCACCATCTTTAGCCGGAATTTGGCTAGCCGAAATTTGGCTACGTCGGCTTGCGCTCGACGTTATTGCCGGTTGCAATGTTCCATCAGGAATAGCCGTCCAAATTTTCTGCAACCGGAGTCTGGACTCAAGCGGCAATATTTGGCCAAATGACATCCGGGCGACAGGACGGTGTCGGGAGCGTCGAGGCCCGGCACAACAAAAAAAACGTGCTGGGGAACCGAGGAGGAGAACTCCCCTCACAATCGGAACTGACATGCGTGCGGACACGCCACGGAATGGCATGCCCTGCAAATAAGCCGCCAACTGATAAAACTTGCAGATCAGGGAGTGGAAAGTGTCAGTAGAAATAGGCAAGCGTATCGCCAAAAGACGCAATGAACTAGGGATGACACAGGAGGATCTCGCAAAGGCCGTCGACCGAGAGCGTCACACAGTTAGCGACTGGGAAAATGGCACGCGCACCCCAAGGCCGAAGGCGATGCATGCCATCGCGCAGGCTTTGCAGATCAACATCTCCGAACTGACCGGGGCATCGCCGCCGATCAAGAAGGCCCCGATCATCGATGTGGCACCCGCGCGAGAGAACGTGCTGCGCGCCAAATCGCTGACGTTCGACATGCGCCTCGAACTGCCCGACCCGCATTATTGGCCCGAGTTCTGGCGCCCGTTCTGCAATGCAAACGGACTAATACATCCCGTCCATGGGATCTATCCGCCTCTTCAATGCGGTCGCCGAACATGGCTCGAGCGCGCCAGCGGCTGCACGTTTCCGACGGCCGGCAGAATCGGCGTGTTCATCAAGGCGTATGACGAGGCCTTTAACAGCGTCTTCCCGGACTATCGAGGTCCACCAGTATGAGGGGGCGGCTGACCGTCCTCCATGCGGACGGTCAGCGCGAAGATCGCGATCTCGATCACGAGCCGAGTTTTGCGGAGCTCGACGAGATCGTCGGCGGGAGTAACGATCTCATCCGGGGCTTCGTCAGATTCGAAGGTGAGGCGTGCGTGGCCTTCTGCAAAGAAGATTGGGCGAGGCTTCCCATCAACCAGCGCGCGACGATCGCATTGATCTCGGCCACGATCGACACTGGCATTGCGGTGAACACGATCCGAGGCGAAGTCGTGATCATTACCGGCGCGGAAGTGCTCGCCGCCATGGGTGCGGGTGCGGCCTGAAAGGAATGGTCCATGTACTGTGAACGATGCCACCACCGGGCCGGCGTGCTGACCGGCTCCTACTTCAATACGCAAATGATCTGCGAAACCTGCGCAGGCCGCGAGCGTAGGCACCCGGAGTTCGAGGAGGCGCGCCGGGCCGAGGAGGCCGCCGTCCGCAACGGCGACTTTGAGTTCCCAGGGATCGGCAAGCCGGGAGATCTGTGATGCAAAGCGAGCGAGGAGGCAACGCATGACCGAGCCACGCGAAACGTATCTCGGCGACGGTCTCTATGCCTCATGGGATGGCTTTCAAGTTAAGTTGCGAGCGCCGCGCGAGCATGGCGATCACGAGGTCTACCTCGAACCTGTCGTGCTCGACATGTTGATCACTTGGCTGGCCGAGCTCGGCGTGATCCGAAGGGGGTAGAAAATAATGCCGACGATGGTATGGAAGCGCGATCCCGGAAAGCTCACATGGAGTCGGCCAGACTCCGTTATCGCGCCGTTCTGCTCGGCTTGCTTCGCGCACATCGGTGAAGACGACATACCGCTGAAGTTTTGGAACGAGGCGGGCGCTTGCGTTCAATTGTGCGACGCCTGCGTGAAGGAATGGATTCGCTTCAAATGAAACCGATCTGCGTCAAATGCCGGCGCTTCTATCGCCCGAAAAAGAACGGCTACCGCTTCACCGAGGGGATGCCGGGCTACGCCGACGCTCCAGACGAATGGCGGCCGTACAAGCTATGGATCGGGGATCTCTGGGAGTGCAAGGGCTGCGGCCATGAACTGATCGTTGGCGTCGCGCTCAATCCGGTGTGCGAGCATTACATGCCGAACTTTGAGAAGGTCAGGATCGATGGTGGTTTCGACCAGCTACAAATCAACGACTGCTAACGGCATGACGTTCACCGACGACGACAAGCGCGCCGCGGCCGAGCGCGAGGTCAAGTGGCGCAAGCGCGTCTATCCGCGCCGGGTCGCCGATCGGCGCATGACGCAGGAACAAGCGGACCGGGAGATCGCCATCATGGAAGCCATCGCCGAAGACTACCGGGCCCGCTCGGAGTTGCCGTTATGACGCGCAACAAAAAAAGCCCCGGCGAACCGGGGCTGAACAAGTCGGGGGATTGTCCGAGGTTGGACAATTGTCAGGTAATGCGTCCGCCCGGAAGTAACAAGCCGGCATGAAGCAAGTGGATGCTCGGCATCCCCAGCAACAACGCCACCAACATGTAGAGCGCGATCAGCGCGACGATCGCCATGAAGATCTTCTGGATGTTCGCCGGGATCGGGTAGCCGAGCCACGACATGAGCCAGGCGGCGATCGCGCCGATGAGCACGAGGATCGCGACGACGATGGCGATGTTGATAATGCCGAGGAGGATGGTGGCGAGGGTCATGGGATGGTCCTTTCCCGCTTTTCGATCTCAGTCATGGCGGCGATGTAGGCGGCGCGCGCCTGGCGCGTTCCGGTGGCAGCTCGACCAGGTTGCCCGGCGCTGTCCTTCATCCAGACTGCGAACAGGTGCACCACTTGCTCCCGATACGCGGCCTCGATCGCTTCTCGATCGATCTGCAGGATGTGAGCGTCATACTTCGACGGTGGTGCTACCGGCGCTTCCCGCGCCGCCGACGTCATGAGCAGGCTCCATGCGAGTATGACGACGGCGCGCACGGGCCTCACCTTGCCTCGCGCGTGAACCGCTCGAGCCGCGCACGCTCGATCTGCCCCTGACGGCCTTGCCGGACAATGACGCGCACGTTGTCCGGTGCGAAGATCACCACATTGGCAACCTCCTGGTCCGGATCTGGCGGCTTTGGCTGCTGCGCCTTGCCGCTCGCCCACTCGGCAATCAGTTGCTCGGCCGAGCCTATGTCATAGCTGTTGATATCGCACGGCCCGATGCCGTCGATCGCGTGCGGCGACGGCCCGTAGACGCCGTCGGTGTACTGCCAGAGCCAATAGGTCTCCCACGTCGGCGGCCACGTCGGAGTCGATCCGTACTGGCAGAGCCAGAGACGGCGCGCGGCGAGGAAGTGGTCGACGCTGTCGTCAAGTGCTTCCTTGATGGTGTTGCCGCCGTACAGGACGCATTCGCCTGGGCGCCGCAGCGCGTTTTCAACCTCGGTGATCCAGGTCTTGACGTTCGATAAGCTCATCTTGCCGTCGCCGCCCGGATTGTCCTCCCAGTCCAAGCAAAACAATTCATCCGGGTCCGGGCAGGCAAACCGCATGTAGTTGTCGATCTGCTTGCTGACGCTGGAGCCGTCGGCGAAGTGATAGCTGCCCCAGCATAAGCCGGCCTTCTTGGCCGCCTGCTGCTGTTGCACGTAGGTGGGATCGGTATAGCTGACGCCCTCGGTGGCTTTGTAGATCACGCCGACAATGCCGTCAGCTCGGACTGCCGCGTAATCCGTGGCGGGGTCCCAGTGCGAGAGATCGACTACCAGCGGGTAAATCTGGGTCATGGCGCCTCTCTAGGAGTTCATAGCGAAGTTGAGTACGTGACATTCAATGTGTCACCGTTGACGACCGCCTTATCGCCGGTCGAGAACGTGCCCGCCGACCACAGCGTGCCGCCGGTATCGTCCTTGGTTGCGGAAGCGCCCGAGCCGTAGGCGATGAATGCGCCCTTGACGGTGCCGGTCGACGTCATGGCGAAGGAGAGCGCCGCCGAAAGAGCTTTCGATCCAGCCGAGGCCACCGACCACACGGCGGTCTTGCGGTTGCCGCTATACGCCGGCGCGTTGGCCCCGCCGGCCTCGAGCCATCCCGAGTGCGAGGCCATGGTGTCGCCCGCGGCCGTACCGGTGTAGGACGTCGACGAGATCAACCCCATGTAGGGCCCGGTCACCGTGTAGGCCGAACCGGCGAGAAACGTATCGAGTGCCAGGTTCTTGCCGACCGTCTGCACGACGTTGTCGATGACCTCGCGCCATTTCACCTCGCCGTCCACGCCGATGCACTCGATCTCATAGCGTCCATGTGCCTCGGCGTGCTCGACCTGACCGCTGCCGCGGATGACGGATGCGTCACTGCATTCGCGCGCCTGCGCGCGTTCTTCGGTCATGATCTCTCTCCGATTTGGCTAAGACAGATAAACGAGGGGATCGAGGAAATAGGTGAACGATGCTCGGCCGAATCTCGGGTAGGCGTAGAGATAGCCGGCCAACTGCGGCTGCGGCGAAGACAACGTTAGTGTCTGCGAAAACCGGCATCCCGCGCGAAACACCGCACCACTGTCGGTTACCGACCCACCGTCGACTGCCGTTGCATAGCCACTTGGCTCGCTGCCAGCGCTGGTGCCAGCGGTGGTGCAGAAGAAGATGCGACCGGGATTACTGGCCACCTTGACGGTGTCGCCGAGTACGTATGCATGCGAGTTGGCTCGCACCGTCGCCGCCGTATCCCACGCCGAGGTGCTGTCGGCCGTCAACGACGAACCGGATGCCAGAACGTTGCTTTTGCCGCCGCGACAATAGGAACCCAACGGGGTCGAGGATGAACCAAGATACTCGACATCGATCCAGACCTCGTCGTTCTTTGGCACCCGGCTGTCGTTGACAATGCCGTACACCGTCACGTTCCTGTTGCTGCCCGTGACGCTGTTCCACTTCGCCAACGGAATTGCGTCGAATAGTTTGGCGGCATTGGTCGCGTTCGCGGTGGTGACGATCTGATGCGAGATCGCTGTCGTACCATCGGCGGCGCCGCCCGTACGCACCACGACAGTCGACGTCGTCTGCGTTGCGTTGGTGTTGTGCCGTTCGTTGCGATAGGCCGCGCTGCCGCTATCGCAACGGATCAAGTCGATGGTGAGCCCTTCCGTCATCTGAACATCGCCGGCCGAGCCGCGGTAGTAAATCGGAAGACCGGACGGCAGGGCACAATCCTTAAACGTGATAATCCCGCTCGGCGGAACGGCGCTGCCGACCAGGCCAGGAGTGCTGGCGTAGGTGCTGAGATCGCTGCCCTCGATCGACGCGATGGTGTTGCTGGGGGACCCCGCAATGAACAACGGAGTCGTGCCTCCCCCAAGCGTTCCGCTCAGCGCCATATTCCGGAAGTTGATCCTGCCCCTTTCCAGCAAAATGGCGGTCGACGTACTGGCAAAATGAAAAGTGCAATCCTGAAATTCGTTTTGCGTGTTGGTGGCTCCGATGGATATCGGAGCGCCGCCACTCGTCGTCGAGAACAGGCACTGCTCGAAGCGGTTGCGAGTTCCGGTGGCCCCCGCGCCGAACGTCGGCGTGTTGCTGGTGCTGACGCTGAACCCAATCCCGTAAAAGTAAGTGGTGTATCCGGCGCCGGCAGCGACGGTGAGCGCATTGCTCCCGCTCATTGTCAACAACGCGGTCGTTTTCAGATTGCCCGATCCGGGCGGAACCGCCGCAGTATGATCAACACACAGGACCGAGGTGTTCCCGGGGGGGCCGGCGTTGGTCGTGAAGTTAACGTTGGCGCTGTTGCTTGTGTATGTTTCCGCGTGGTCGTCGCCGACAAAGGCATTCATGTTGTTGTTGAGCAGCCAGGCCCCGGTGAGGTTGGCCATCCGCGCATGAGGCGCCTTCCACGTCGCCGAGAACGATGAGATCGCCCCCAGGCAGGTCCACGTCACGGAGGCATCGGCCGTCGTCACGCCCGCGGTCGTGTTCCAGATCGGCTCGCTGCCGGTGCCGCCGGTGCCAGCGGTGGTGCAGATGAAGTAATGCGTTGCCGCGACGTTCTTGATCAGCGCCCCGAGTGCGATCGCACCCTTGCTCGCCGCCCAGACCGGCGTGTTGGTGCTGTCGCCGTTGAGTGCCGGCAAGCCCGTGCATTCCATCCAGGTGACGGCACTGTCCGTGGTCTTGGCACCACGCGTGACCACCCATGTCGGCTCCGAGCCGCCAGCCGATCCCGCCACCGTACAAATAAAACACCGCTCGTTGCCGACCGTCGGCGCCGCTGACTGCCGGACAATCTGCCCGACCGTCTTCGACCCCGTCGCCCAGGCGGTCACGGCCGTGTACTGGGCGCTGTCGCAATATTGCGCAGTTTCGGTATAGGCCATGTTATCCGCTCACAAACACGCCCGGCGCGACTTCGCCGCTGCCGCCGACTGGCACGGATGCGAAGGCCGGCGAAGTGCCGACTATCATCGACAGCGTCGGTACCGCGCCGGTTATGGTCGAATCCGAGGTGTCGGCGGCTGCGGCTGTCTCGGCAAGCGTGGCCGCAAACACGCCCGGCACGGTCCCCCCCGCCGTATCCAATGCCGTGACGGCCTCGACGATTGCCGCACCGTACGTCAGCCCGGCATTGACGGTGCTCGCCGCCGCCGCTGCCTCGAGCATGATCTCGCCGAGATAGGCGTCGACGCGATCGCGCACGTTGGCCGGATCGTCGACCAGGGTGGCAAAGACGACATGACCTTGCGTGGCGACATCCGATGCGGCAGCAGCCTCGGCAATGTCCGCGGCGATGGCCGCCCGTCTTGCTCGCTGGCTGACGTTACAAACGAGCATCAAGGCGGCTCACGAGCACGTAATACATGGGCTAAACCCGGACTGGTCATTGGGAACAAGCCCGGCCAAGCCAGGAACAGGCTGCCAGCTTTCGCCGAGATCGGATGATTGCAGTTGGATATTGCCATCAAGACTGAATCCGACAAATATGATGAGCCCCCGCCCACAAGTAACAGCGGTACCGCTGCTCATTGCCCCTACCGTCACCGGATTCCCGTCTATTAATAGAACATTGAGATCCGACAGCGCCAACGTGTGCTTTTTTCCATCGCCGGCAGTAAACGTCAAAATCTGATTTGCCCCGCAAGAGGTACAGAACTTCAATTTCGGCTGCGGATCGTCAGTAATAATAGTGCTGCACACGAGAGTGTCATCGGGATATGGCAGCGGTGGGACAATCGACCCGGGCGGTGAGAATGTTTCCGCTACCGGCACCCACCCGCCTCCTGTTGCGCTCGAAAGGGTCCGATAGTTCCGCCCAAGAAAAGTAATGTCATCCCACATCGTATCGACCGAAGTTGCGTAAAATAATCCGGTCGCCTTATTGAACCCGACGACCAGCACCTCTGATTTATTGAATTGATTTAGTCCGGCAGCCCCAACCGGGATCTCCCCATCGGTCCACGACGCTCCGCCATCTGCGGAATACATGACGACCGCAGCGGTCGTCATGGTCGGATTGCCGAGGGTATCGAACGACGGCCATCCCATTGCGCCGCCCGCAACGATGACATCCGCCCCTCCGATCTTCTTCCCGCGAATGCTACAGGCAAGGTACGTCGCTGGTCCTCCGCTGACCTGATGCCGATCCGGTGGATCGCTTAGTCCAGTACAGCGCTTGGTGTTGATGTGCGAATTTGTACGCCACGATTCGCCATCACCGGATGAGCCAAACACCCCCCAAAATTGAAATAACTCTTCGGTTGCCGTTGATACGTAAGTGAAAACCCCACGCGACGCCCAGGCTACGTTGATCACCCGGGTCAGGATATCGAGAGCCAATCCCGAAGGCATCAGATATCCGTGCGCAGGAACGGCAGGGTTACCGACAATCCGGACGGTGCGGCGTTGTTCGAGGCCGTCACCCGCAGCGCGTAGATGTCGCCCTCGGCGAAATCCGTGGCGGTCGCCACATGGAACGCCCCGGCCTGGCCGCCGTCGCTGTCGATCTCGCTGCCGACCGCAAATGTGACCGTGCCGATCTCGACGCGGTTCTTCTCGATCGAGAGGATGATGTTGGCGCCGGTTACCACGCCGACATCGAGGTAGGCATAGGCGTGTGAGTTGCCGGCGCCGAGATGCATGGCCCGGTTGGCAATGCCGGCGAACAGTAGCTCGCCGGGGCTGCGCTGGACGCTGCCGGGCACGAAGATCGCAGCATCGTAATTGACGTCGGCGATCGGCACCCAGAGCCCATAGAGCGGATTGTGGTCCGTGCTCCCATCGTCGGCCGTCGGATCGAACACCGCTGGCGGCGGCGGCGTGGTGTGATCCTCGAGCACCTGATAAAGGCCGAGCCCCTTGACGGTCACCAGGCTCGATCGAGTGTAGGGCGTGCTGTTCTGCCATTCGCCGGCATAGTGCATCGTGGCGACCGGCAGCGGGATGACCTGCGACGTCCCGTCGGTGAAGTGGAACGTCATGCTCACGTCGGTATAGGTGACGTGATCGATCCGCTTGCCTTCGGCGAGGTCGGCATTCAATGCGACGATGCGCTGATCGACATCGTAAAAATTGCCGTCGACCTGCGCCGCGCTGTTCGGCGTGCCGGTGCCGCTTCCCCACGCGCCGGTGGTGACGTAGACGATGGTCATGGGGCGATGGTCCCGACGATGTCCTTGAAGTTATAGACGAGGTCTTTTTGTATGGTCTCGATGTTGTCGTCTAGTTTCGGACGCTGGTACACCAGATGCATCACATTGCCGCTCGGGTCCCTGAATTTGTTCTGCGTCGTTCGCTGCACCTTGACGCTGTTCTCCTTGTTGATCGTGCCGTCATCGTTCTTCTGGTAAACCTTGTCCACATCGTATGTCCGCTCCTGCTCATACTGCGGGAGCTGGCGCTGCGTGCTGCGCTGGAATTGATAAGGCAGGTCGATGAGCCGGCCGCCGGCGCCGGAAAGCGTGGCGATCCCTTGTTCAGGATTATCCTCCGGCGCCAGCATCCGCGGCGCAGCCGGCCGGATGTTCGGCAGAATGACCGGACGGACGACGACCTCGAGACCGCTCACACCGCCTCCAGGTCATAGCCGGTCGGGATGTTCAGATCGGTCAACGTGACCGCATAGTCGCTGGTGAAATCGCGGCTCATGCTCTTGAGCTTGAAGGTTGCCTTGGTCTCGACCTCGGCAAGCGCGTTATTGACGGCATCGGCGCGCGCCGCAACGGCGCCCTGGCGGTCCCCACCGGGGGCGGCCATGAACTTCAGGCCCCATGCGGTCGTGAGGTGCGCGCGCTGCGCCGCGGGCGGGTTCTCGACGACGAGCGGGGTATCGATCACGTCGGCCGCCGTCAGCGCTCCCGTGAACTCGATGCCGTCATCGTTCGGATTGGCTGCGGGCGGCTCGTAGCCGACCGAGGTATCGAACAGGACGACGCGCCCGGTGAACTGCTGATAATCCGCGCCCGCATAGTCGACAGAGCAATAGGTCGGTTCTCCACCTGCCGCTATTGCCGAGCCGCCGCGGCCGATGGTGCAGCCGATGCGGACCTCGCATTTGATCTGCCCGTCCGCGCCGTCGAGCCCGACCGAATAGCCGATGATCTTGCCGAGCGCCTCGCCGACGCGAGGTTCGGTCAGATAAGCGTTCTTGCGCAGTGTGATCTCCGGCATGCGCGCGAGTTTCGGCGCAAACGCGATCTCGACGACCCGCGCCCGCTTGAGCAAATTCGCGCGAGCCAGCGCGATGAGATATTCCAGGCTTTGGTTGCCGCGTTCGGTCGCGATGTAGGAACGCCGGCGCGTGTCTCCGATCGGCACAATGCCACCGATGGCCTCGCTCAAATTGACGGATTTGACGTCCGTAATCTGCAGCGCCTCGCCGTCCTCGGGATCGGTCAAGATGTGCTGCACGTCGGCATAGAGCGAAAACGACACCCGCTCGGTGCATTGCCGGTTAGCCGTATAGGCCGCAATGAGCGTCGCCCTCGTATGATTGAGCGGCAAAACGGAATCGACGCTGGAAAAACTTTGGTTAAACCCGGTGGCCACAGGCACGGTACTTCCGATGAAGATCGACGACGGCACCTCGCCATATGTCGCCGTTGCCGTGTCGTTGGTCACAATGCTGCCGAACGACATCGACCCCGGCGGGAAAGAAAAACCCGATTTCTCTTCGGAAAGCGTTACGGTTGCCGAGCCGCCGCCGTCCGGCCACTCGACCTTGAGCGTCCCCCCGGTTTTCTGCGTGTGAACCGTGAGATCATAGACCGCCGTGGCCGTCGCATCGGCAGCCTGCCAGCCGTCGCCGATGCCGGCTCCCGCCTTCGGCCAATTGTCGGCCGTGAAACTGAACGATGAGATCGCGCCCGTGACCGCATAAGCGGGCTCGTTCGGCCAATGCTCGATCAGGTACCGCGTCAGATCGACCGAGCCGCGCGCCTGCTGGGTCCAGGTATATTCCGCGGCCACATCGACGCGCGTCAGCGGCCCGCTGGTCAGCGTCAAGCCGAGGCCGTCATAGAACACCTTGCCGTCTTCGCTCGCGCCGTCGAACTCGACGAGCCCATCTTCGCCATCGATCTCGTCGGAGATCGTCAACTCGTGCGTCTCGCGATCGTAATGCCAGATCGCGCTATAGCCCTCGAGCACGACCTCGGGATCGGTACGGCGCGCCTCGTCGATCACGACCTCGTCGTAATAGGGCAGCACGCGCAGGGTCTCGGCGAGCGCCGCCTTCTGCGCCACCAGATCGATCGGGCGCGCCACGAATTCGAGCGTCACCAATTCCTCGAACAGGCTCGTCGGCACGCCGACCAGCCGGCCGCGAAAGCGGATCAGATCCGGCCCGCAGTCTAACGCAAACCAGCACCAGATCTTGCGGCCGGGGCCGAGCAGGCCGATCGGATCCCCCGCCACGTTGCGCGGCCGGCGAACGACGACGGTGAGGCTCGCCGGATCACCCTCGTCCTGTTTCAATTCGAAGCTGAAAACTTGCTCGTCCCAGCGCAAGTGCTCGGGCCCGAACGTCACCTCGCCCGGATCGATCCACGCGAAATAGGGCATGCCTGCCGGCATGTCAGGGCGTCCTCTGCTCGGCCTCGAGCTTCCACTGTATTTCCGCGGCCCATTCGTCGCGCGACGTGTCCCAGGCCGTCACCTTGGCGAGGATGGTCAGCACGTCGCCGGTCGTGTTGCTCGAGCCCAGCCCGGGAATGCAGGCGATCGTGATGTCCTTGCCCGGCCACACGTCGGTCAATTCCGGGACCTCGTGATCGGTGCAAGTGATCGACACCGCGTATTGCCGGAACTGCGCTAGCGAGAGATCGGCCAGGTCGCCGCGACAATCACGCCGCAGGCTGGCGGCCTGCTGGATCGGCGTCAGCGTCATGGTGATGCCGCGCACGGCGTACTGCGAGAAGTCGATGCCATCGATCGACAATAGCGTATAGGGCGGATGTGCCATTTTTTTAGGAATACCGGCTCGGCTTGCGGCCGCCACTGCGGACCTGGCCCATGGCCGCGGCCCGGCGCAATTGGTCGACCACGTCGGACGACGCGCGCACGGTCACGGACGAGCCGCCCGGCAGTCCCAGCGTCAATGTCCCGAGGTCTCGGCCAGCCATCCCGCCGCCGGCGAATGCGGGCGTGACCAGGCCGCCGACCGCAAACCGGCCCATATCATTGAGCAGGCCGCGCAAGTTGCCGCCGGTGTGCCGGAGAGCCTCGAGGAGGGCGAGCACGCCCGGCTGTGCCACAGCGGATGCCGGCACGATGTATTCGCCCCTCGAGACCCAGGCGAGATTGCTGTCGCTCGTGCCGGTGCCGCGCCCGCCGAGGAGACCGCCGCCGGCAAAGCCGGAGCCGCCGCCGCCGTCGGGGCTCGTCGAACCGCCACCGCCAAGGCCCAGCGCTCGCAGCATCGCGTTCCATTTGTCGACAATCCACTGCCAGGCGTTAGCGACCGGCGTCGTGACCCACTCGGTGATCGCCTGCATGGCAGCGCTGGCCGCACTTTTGACGCCCTCGATAGCGGCGTTGAAACTGTCGACAATCCACTGCCAGGCGTTAGCGACCGGCGTCGTGACCCAATCCGTGATGAATTGCTTAACCGCATCGGCCCCGGACTTAATCGCCTCCCAGGCAGCGGACGCAGCCTGCGTGATCTGCGGCCAGTAGATGATGATCGCAGCCAGGGCGGCGGCGACGGCTACAAGTCCGGAAATGAGGCCGGCAATGGTCGCCGCGGACAAGCCAAACGCAGCGCCGACAGTCGCAATCGCCGTGCCGACCAGCCCGATTGCGGTGGCGATACCCGTGAACGCCACGCCGGCAATCACGGCCGCCGCCGCGAACGTATGCAATCCACCGGTCAATTGCCCGATGATGACAAGTGCCGCGATATCGGTGCCGGTCAATCCCGTCCCAAATACTTTGTTGATAGCGGTAGCGACGCCTTGCGCAGCCTGACCGAGCAGTACCAGTCCGCTAATGATAAGCTGGATCGTTCCCGGGATTTGCGCCCCGATTGTTTCGAGCCCCTTGATGATAGGCTGGAATATCGGCGACTGCACAATGGCCTGCCGGATCGTCGCGATGGCAACAATCGCGGAGGCCTTGAACAGCTCCCAGGCACTGCCCCAGTCACCACGCACCAAAGCCTCGCCAGCCTGCCGAAACCCGTTGATCGCGTTAGGGATCAACGCGAGCACGGCGTTGATGCCGTCCTTGATCTGATCCCAGAACAGCACCACCAGCGCGACCAGCGGGATCAGGATCGGGCCGAAGCCGGCAAACAGCGATATCAGCGCGGTGATCGGCGACAGCACAAAAGCGATGCCCTTGAACGCAACCGCCAGTGCGGTGACGGCCGCCGCGAGCGCGATGAAGAAGGCGATCGCCTGCTCCGATGTGACGTCCCCGAGACCGGAGGCGAATTCCTTGATCGTCGCCATCAAGCTCTGCCCGGCCGGGACCAGGACATCGTTCCAGATGCTGCTCAATTGGTTACCGAGCGCAGCGAGGATCTTGAACGTGGTTTCCGCCGGCGATTCGCCGAGATCCTTAAAAAATCCTTCCTTGCCCGCAGTCGAGAGCCCGAGCCAGGTCTTGAGCAGCTCGCGCGAGCCGTCGACCAGTTGCGTCAGCCATTCTGTCTTAGTCAGTTGGCCGCTAAGAAATACGCCGCCGATCTGATCCCTGGTGGCGCGGATTGCGTTGCCCAGGTCCGTCCACGCATCCTTGACCTTCTTCGCCGTCTCGATCTGCTCGGGCGTCATGTCGCGGTTGATCTTGCCGATCTCCGCGATCGATTTTCCCGTGAGGTCAATCGGCTTGGTCGAGGCGGTGAGCACCTTGACCATGTCTTGCCAACTGTCGCCGAAGAATTTGACGCCGAGCGCGGCCTGCCTCGTGGTATCGGGAATCTTGCTGATCGCGGTCGCGATCTCCTGCATGATGGCGAGCTTGTCCCCCCCGCGCAGCGTATTGATGCTGACGCCGAGCTTGAGCAATTCGCTCACCGTTTTGGTCGTCTCCGTCCCGAGCTTGCTCATGGTGATGACGGTGGCAGTCGCGCCGTCTGCCGTTTTGAAAGTCTTGAAAACGCTGTCGAGTTCTTTCTGCACGTCATCAAGGACGCTGATGGTCTTGCCCGCGCCTTTCTGAAAATCATCGAACGACAGGCCGGCGTCGGTGATGACCTTGCGCAGTTGGACCCACTGCTCGACCGTGATCTTGAGCTTGTCCGCCTGCTCGGCGATCTGCGAGCCGGTATCAGCCGCGCCCTTGGTCAGCGCTCCGGTAATGGCCGCCACGGCGCCGACGAGGCCGACGACGGCGAGCTTGAATGCGGTCGCGCTCGAAATGAGCCTGCTGGTGACGCCGGTAGAAGCGGCGGCCACCTGCTGCCCGGCCTGCGCCATCTGCGACCCGACGTTCTGCGCGGCCTGGCCGACCTGATTGAGACCGGTTGCCACCGCAGTGGTTGCCTGGGTCCCTTGCTGCCCGAATGCGGAGGCCGCCCGCGCCAGCGCGAGGAATTGGTTGGCGAGCTGCGTGCCGGTAGTGACGAGACCATCGAGAGCCTGCTTGGCCTGCGCATATTTCTGCGGATCGACCTGGGTCTGCTTGGCCGCATCCTGGATCTGCTTAAAAGACTTCTGGCCGGCGTCGCCGAGCGCTTCGAGTTGCTTCTTAACCTCGTCGCCGCCGGTGAGCGTGATGCGCGTGCTGATGGTCGCCATTAGCTCTTCATCCGCTGCTCGAAGAATTCAGCCACTTTGCCGGCAGCCTTGGCGAAGATACTCAGCAGGTTGAACCGCTTTCGGATGGTCACCGCACGGACGCCGACGAACAGCGGACCGAGCTCCCGGTTGCTGGCATCAAACAGCAGCGGCGGCTTGCCGCGCACGTTCACGCTCACGAGCTTGCCGCCGTACTGCCGCGGCGAACGGACGCCGGCCTTGTTTCCGATTGGCAACCAGAGCAGCGGCTGCCCGCCGATATGGGCCCCGCGCTCGAACACGCCGGCAAAGGGCATCGTGTCGAAGATCAACGCCGCCGGGTCGCCGCCCTTGTTCGGGAACACCCGCGATTTCAGCGCCGCCTGCCAGCGTGCTGGAAAGCCGGCCGCCGCGATATTCGCCCGGCCCTCGGCAATCGCCAGCTTCGCCGCATCCTGGACGGCGCCGAGTTCGGCGGCCTCGATCTGCCGCTCGACCGCACCCCAGTCGACGGATTTCTCGCTCGAAAAGACGATCTGCATGTCAGATTGGCACGATTAAGCAAATGTTGGCGCGAAATTTCATGGCCAGAAGGCTGCGGCCGAGGTAGTCACTTGCCATGCGTGCAGCCACCGTCCTTCCCCTAATCGCCTTCGCCCTCGGGGCTCTGTTCACCTATTTTACCGCAAGCTTCATTGGGGACTTATTCCATATCAATTGGCTATCCCCGTGGGGGGTGGTGTGGCTGTTTTTCATCTGGCTTTTCTGGAGTGGAGCGTTTGTTAAGCCGATGCAGCAGACAATTGTGATAGATGAATTGAAGAGGCTGAACAGGCGCAAATAATCAGCCGCTCAACTCCTTGAGCGCCTTCTCGACCGCGGTCTCGTCGCCCTGCGCGGCGACGTTGGCGACCACGAGATCGCTGGCCCGGTCGGCCCGATCCAATTGCTCGGCTAATTCGAGATAGGCGTCGAGCTGCCGCGGCGTGAGCCTCATTGCAGCGTCGGGCGAGAACCCGGTGCGCCGTCCGAGCGCGACGACGGCGAGGGCGAGGTTCGCGAGCGGATCTTGATCGGCTTTGCCCCTTCGCCCGTTCCACCGAGGAGGCCGGTCAGTGCCTCGACGAAGGAGCCGATCCCGTTTGGGAATGTCAGCCCGAAAATGACTTTGAGGAATTTCAATTGCTGCTCTGGCAATAGTCGCGCCGCGTGTGCCTCGTAAGTCTCATCGGCCAGGTGTCCGCAACCGGCAGCGATGATCGGCCCGACTGCCGCAGCGCAGCCCTCGATCAGGCGCGGCACGATGCTGTCGCCGAAGCCGCCGCCGAGCAGCGATCGCAACTCCGGGAAGCGCGCGATGATGGACGCGATCGCATCGACCGAGAGCCCGCGCACGGTAATCCTGTTCCCGTCGATCCACACAGATTCGACCGACGTAGCCGGCGCGATATCCAACAAGTCAGCCATGGGACCACCTATGCCGTCGCCGTTTCGTGAACGGTGAAGATGCCGAAGGTGCCGTCGTCGGCCTTCTGCACCTCGGCTTCGATCTCGAGCTTCGAGAATTCATCGGAATCGGTGATGAAGCTAAAATCTCCGGTCGGAATGACCGAGATCCGGCCGGTGTAGTCGACGTGCTGGCCGATGTCGTTGGTGCCTTCGACTTTGATGATCCCGGCCACCTCGGTTTTCTTGAACGCCGCCACCGTGACGTTGCCGTCGGTATCCGTGCCCGTCTCACCGAGCGTGAAGATGGCCAGGTTCGGCCCGTTGATCTCATCGAGTGTCAGCTTGATGGTGGCGCCGGTTTGCGTGATGGCAGTGAAGTCCTTCACCTTGACGCCTTCGCGCGAGGAGAAGTGTTCCTTCTTCTCGACGGACGGCGACCACACGAACGCCGGTGCGTTGCCGAGATCGACGAAGTCGGCCGCGCCGTCTTCCTTGAACGACACGATGCCTTTGCCGATGTGGTAGTTCTGGATGCTCGGAGAGGCGGGCATTTTTTAGAGCTCCTCTATTTTCAGTGGGTACTTGAAGGTGAATTGCGCCTGCAGCGCGCCTTGCAGCGAGCGACCCCAGCCTCGATCCGTCCTGCAGCCGAGGTAACGGATGTTGCCGTTGGTCCCGACGGTTGCCAGAAGCGCGGCATCGTTGAGAACTCGCTTGATCAGTTCGACCCGCAGCGTCGCCAGATCCGAACCGACCTCGTTGGACTGCTCGGCGATGATGATCTCCGGCGTCATCCGGACGACGTAGGGCCGGTTAGGTGGCCGCGACGAGCCGATGTCGACGTCGCCGTTGCTCTCCTCGTCGCCATCGAAGACGCTCGCCGCCGGCAGTTGATCGTCCGGGATGTCCGGATTGTTACGCTGCGCCCAGCGAATGTTTGGGATCGCCGCGACGAGTGCGACCAGCCGCTCGAGAATTTCCTCGCGCCGATCGGTCATGACGCCGCGGCTTCCTTCAGCAGGAACAGCACCTCGCCCGCATCCTCGCCGTTTGGACTGCCGCGCAGTTCATACGATCGCACCGCCCAGGTCTTGCCGTTGAAGGCGAGCGTCGCGCCGAGCCAGGTGCTGCGTGCAATGCCCTTGGCAACGAGCTCATAGACCCGCGCGAACGCGCTCGGCCCCATGCTGCGCACCTCGGCGGCACCGGTGGAGGTGACGATCGCCAGCGGCTTGGCGCGGATGTTGTCGATCACCGTGATCTCGGTGGTGCCCATAACCGCCGGCACGCCGAGCTCCGCATAAACCGGATCGAACAGCACGGCGCCGTAGTCGGTCATTCGCCGTCCCTTCTGAAGGCGAACGTGCCG